TCAAACTCATACACATCACTGCTGCAATATCTAACATAAAGTCTCCTTTGCTTAGATAGCTTTCATGGTTTTGCGTATATACTTTGTATATACAATTATTTACAATAATACACACAAGCTATGTTGCTTGTATTTTATTAAGGACAAAATTATGTGGACAACTCCATTAGCTACTGAAATGCGCTTCGGCTTCGAAGTTACGATGTATGTAATGAATAAATAAGCCAAGCGTATACAGATAGGGCAATGCCTGCGGAGATCTTTGTTGCTCTCCATACGCGTTGCCTTTTATCTTTAGGTGACTCTAATGTCACCTCATACTCATAACCATTAAGTTCTTTAAATGAGCGTGGAAAGCGCCATTCAAATGCATTGAAGTCTGTTTTAACTGGTTTCATTGATTATCCTTTTACATTTTTGATGCGTGTGGCGTGTTTGCCTAAGTATTGCATCTTTAGTGTTATGGGTAGGCGGTTTAATGTAAGCTCATTGGCTTCAAATAATGCCTTAAGTTTAGATATCTTATCCTCTGATGAAAGACTAGAATTAACTAGCTTGTCATTCATTTCATCAAACTTTGCTTGCCATGTCAATAGATCAGATACCTCTTGAGCTTCTTTTCCAGGCACAAAGAAGGTAAATGTACTACCAAGTGGTTTTTTTGCAACACTGCCAGACCTTTCTGTAGCTAAATTACCATCATCATCTTCTGGGGCTATGCCACAAGCAGCCATAAGGCTACCTCTACGACAGTAAGTCAATGATGCCATCACTCCATGCGGATCTATCTTAGATGCGGGGATGTGTAAGATGCCACCGCTTAAAGTCTCACCTGACTCATGGATAAACACAGTCTCTACCTTGACACCATCATCACAATCATGCGTCTTTTGTATAAGACCAATGCCATTGTTATGTAGTGCGTCAATGACTGCCTCAATACACCCTTCCAAGTTCACGTACTTACTGCGAAAGTGTGGATTAGTAGCTGTTTTAATTGCCGGAGCAAACTCCTTTTGTGCTTTGATAAATGCTGCTGATATAGTTTTCATACTTTTCTCCTGTTGTTGTAATTCATTCATAACTTCTGCTTCAAAACGATCTTGATCGTTATCTACCATGCTGCTCTCCTACCATCAATCTTATAAATATCCATAGCTCGGTTAAGTACCATAGCATCGCGGCCATACCTAGCTCCTGACTGATCCTGATCGCGGCATCGCTTTAGATGTAGCTTGACACGCCATTTCTTACGAATCTGAAAGTGAGTTAATTTGTTAATCATATACGATCCTTAATTGATAATTTAGATTGCCTAATAACATAGGCTTCTTTTGCTGGCACCTTCTTTTCTGGCTGTGCTTTGTATTGACGCATAGGCCATGAGATCTTGTAACGACCCGCATTACATACTTCATTATCACGCATCTGCTCCATGATATTAATCTGTAAGCTATCAATAGCAGTCTCTAACTCCATGATTTTCTCACGAAGATCTATGATCTTCTCAGCTTGGATCTCGATTTCAGGCAATTCAATCGTACTCTTTTCAGCGCGATCAAATATACGTGCAGCTTCAAAAGAATTATTTAACGGATACCATTCAATTTCTTGGCTTGATTTATATATATCAATGCGCTGCTGAAAATCCTCAACAGCATTATGGATCATGTTTACTTGATCCTCATTGCGCTCATATAAGAAAACCCTAAGCTGAGTACCTCTATATAAAACACATAAAGCACCCCATGTAGCTTTCATAATATCCATTTGGCCTTGAAGCTGAATCACACCACGATACAATGCCGGTGAGTCCTCAACGTCTTGGCCTGTTAGCTTTGCTTCTATAATGCCATAGCCATCTAGCTTAATTGAATCTGCACCCATGACATAGATCCCTTTTGAGATGTCAGTATAGATAACAGTATCATTGCCAGACGCTGTGCCATCAAGGCTTGTAGCCAATGGTATATCAGGATGAAAGTAAGGCTTGTCATGGTTTAACTCATCAATCTCAACGCCTAATCGTTTGCATGCTTCTGCGATGATTAGCTTCTCGGTCAAATTACCCCACAGGATAGGTTCATTTTCTACAAACTCATTAGGTTCACCATTAATAGCATTTATTGAATATTTCAATTCATCATTTGGCGTCCTAAATTTACTAAACCCTAACAATGCTGGAAGCCTTGAACATGACATCATGTCATCAGGCGTTAATTTTCCTACGGCTTTTTCTACCATCTTATGTTTTCCTTGTCTTTGATATTGTTTAAATAATAAGATACATTAGGCGCTGTCCATGTACCACCTGAGTATGTTTTAACACTTAGTTCATTAAGTTTATTTGCGATGTTGCGACATGATACTCGGCCACAATTTGCCATGGCCAAGTCAAACATAGGCTTGATTTTTAATGCGTATGCTATCTTAACTTTAGCTTGCGCCCTACCACCTTCGTAAGCTGCTTCAAGTAAAATATGTGCTGGCGCGCCAAGTCTTACGCCTCTAGCTTTAGCGGCCATTAGAGCGTTGCGCGTATTAATCGAGATTTGCCGCCTTGTTTCCTCATTTAATACAGCTCTAATATGAAGTTCAAAAATACTAGCTTCGGGTGTTTCAGCTATAGTAAGCCGCACCTTCTTTTCCAATAGGCTACTCATCAATGCAACGGATCGAGTTAGCCGGCATTGCTTAGCTACAAGTAAACGAGAATAAGAATCATTCTCAATCATAGCTAAAGCCTTATTAAGTTCCGGCCTGTCATTATGAGAACCGCTTTCAATGTCAGTAAATTCTGAGATAATCTCAGCATTAATGCTACGCGCGTAAGCGTAGCAAATAGTTTTTTGCGCCTCTAAGCCTAAGCCGCTTTGGCCTTGCTTTTCAGTGCTTACGCGATAATAAGCTATGAATTTCATATATACCTTTCATGGTTTAATAAACTGTGTAATTAATACACCAATCAAAAAAAGCGCTTACTTGTGGTGTGTTTCCGTATTTATCTTTAAGCTTTATTACTTCACGCTGTCCAAAATTCTCATAAACGCCTTTTGTTTTAGCGTGTTTTATTAAAAGGCTTTTAGCCTTCTCAATGCTTTGAGATTCTTTCATTTGATTAACCTTTCATGGTTTAGTTAGTCTTTAAAAAATGCATTGTTATTTATGGCTTTATAAATCAAAGATTCATTCTTTATAAAATCATCCGTTGATTTATATTTGGTCATGCTGTCATCAAATCCGTTGAAAATACACCATGAATCATTTTCGGGCCAATATTGGATTCTTTTGGTAGATCTCAATCCATAATTAAGCTTCAAACAAAATTCATTATAAGGGCTGTCATCAACGTGTTTTTTTAATTCATTAATGCTATTAATTGCTATCATTTTATGTACCTTTTATGGTTTCGGCCAAAGTTAGCCCCTAAGGACGCTATTTAAACGCCCTTAGAGATGACTTTAGAACCCTAGCAATAGTAAGAGCCAACAATAAAAACTTATGAAGCCAAACACTAAAAAAACAAAGTTCTTTAATAAGTTAATCATGATTAACCCCTTATGCTAAATGTAATTGATTGGCAATGCTTTCGATCTCGCTATATGGTATTGAATGACAGCCAACAGTTAGTGTTTGGCCGTCAAACTTATTGACAGTATAGTGACCTAAGTTAATTGAATGATGATCTTTTACATATGACACGCCTTTGTCATGCCATGACTTAATCAAACCCCAAAACTTAATTGCATGATCTAAGGGAATGCGGGCGCCTCGCGTGGTTTCTATTTCGTCATTCTTAATGCGCAGCGCTGTCACTTCAAAATAATTACGTACATCATTACCAGCGCGCCATTGCTCGAGCGCTTCCGCTTGCTCTATGATTCTTTGGGCTTGTCTTATTTTGGCTAATTCTACGGCTTTTTTGTCAGCCTCTAAAGCTTGCGCCTTAAAAACTGTAAGATCGGGGGACGTGTAAGCTAGTTTAAAGAATGCTGCATATTTTGCGATGTCCTCGAATGTCTCAATAGCTTCCGCATAATAACGCGCAGCATGAACGCGAGAACGGGAAGCCTTAACTAATAGC